GTTTTACCCTCAAGCAAGTTTTCTTCTTCTTCAATTCTGTTAAGTATTTCAAATGCGTCAAATATAGCTAGTTTTTTTGATGCTGCGGCATTTTTTAACTTATCGGCTGTTAAATCATCTTCAGAGTCAGTAACAATAGCTTCTTTAGCCACTTTTATCAGCTCTTCAACTGCTTTGTGCCCAGCTTGGATTATACTTTTCTTCGTTTCCTTGATGTTCATATTTAATTGTAATAAAATTAGATTTAACTCGATATAGTCTTTCGCCGTCAACGATAAACTCGTACTCACTACTTGGTCTAAAACCAACTAGATCGTTTACTTCTACGGTGCCATCAGAGTATTTAATGATACCTTGTAATGGTTTTTCGGATTTTGTATTAAATTTATCTGTAGCTTTTAATGGAGCTACAAAACAATATCCTTTAGGACAAATCCAACTACTATCTCTTTTACGTAAAAATATTTGATCTGGTGCCACTAAATAAGTAGACTCATTAAAAAAACTTCTACTGTTTCTTTCGTTACCATATTGATCGTTCCACCTTCTAAATACGTTATGATGCACTAGTATAGTATCACCTTGTATTATATCTGTGTTACCAACTATAGGTGTAGAGACTACCGTGGCTTCTCTATTAACAAACTGATGATTGTAAATTTCAGTGTTTAATATTAAATTTCCACCATCTATCTCTTTAGTGTTACTATATCTACCTCCTTTTGGCGCTACAACAAAGTCGTGAACGCTTTTCACTAGTACGTTAAGTTATACTCTACAGATACCGCCATGTTTTTATTAAAGTCTTTCCATGGCAAAACATCTTTACCTTTTTTAATATAAACAGAAAACTTATCATCTTCTTCTATAATATCGCAGATAGTATGGCCACCATACACTTCTTGCCCCACGGCATAGTGCATAGCGTCATTCTTATAGTTAGCGCCTATACTAATCTTTCTTATCAGCTTCGACATTGTAGTTTATTTCTCCATTTTGGATGTTAATATCAACAGTGCCATACTCTTTTTCAAGTTCATTTTGTATTTTGCTTAGTTCTTCTTGTAAGCCATTTACCCCGTGAAGTAAAGCATGTTTTTTAGTTTCAATTTTACCAATCTCTATTTGAGACCTGTTCATGTTGTTTACTATTTCCTGTATTTTTTTTAACTGCTCATCAGTTATTTTTTCTGGTTTAGACTTTAAGTCTACTATCTTTTCTTTTTTTGCCATAATTTAATTTAATTTAATTGTTGTTGTTGTTTATTGTTCGAATGATAATATTAATGTTATTGGTGTAGTGTTAAACACAAGCTTGTCGTTTGCACTAGCTGAAACCAGGTTGTTTTGAAGAGTTATTTGTGTTGCTGAATCAACTTTTTTTACAGTTCCAAATAAGTTATCATCTTCATCTTTTAAAACATCTCCAGGCCCAACAGCTTTTAAAGCGTCTAAATCTGCCACGGTAAGCGTAGGAGAAGTAGTCACCATTGTACCATTAACCGTCATTATTGAAGGCCCCCAATTATGTGTTGCTTTTGCTAATGCGCCAACGTATACCTTGTCAAATCCAACGTTTGTCCCACTGTTAGGCTCACCTTGAAGTACTATAGAGTTGTTTTGAGCTATTAGATTGTCACCAGCAATTCCTCCAGTAACGCTGTTGACGGTTAAAACATTACCGGTTATAAGATCGCCGTCATTTTTTCCATGACTAGCGTCTACGTATGTTTTTGCTAAGATGTTGTTAAAGAACCCAAAAGTGTCTACAGCAGCTCCATCATCACCCATTGTAATTGGATCAGTTCCGTCAGCATTTCCTTTTGCCCAAAATAGTTCAAAATCAGTTGGTGTATAATCTGCTCCATTCTTACCCGCATACAAGGCTGTTATACCTATTAATTTAGCAGCTCCTTTTGGAATATCAAAGCCGTGCCAGTCAAACAGTATTTCTGCGTTTGTTATATTTCCAGCGTTTAAAGCAGCTACAGATATTGTAGGCTTTACTGTTATGTTAAAATATTTTCCCATAATTTATTTTTTTACTTTTTCTAATGATCGTCCACCAAAGTAGGCACCGATCACGGTTATTAATACTAATTGTAATAAGTCAACCCACGAGGACTTAACCTCAAACT